GACAGCAAACATGTCTTCATCAAAATATGATGATCCTGAGACGATAAGTCCGTTTCTTACTTTAAATTCGTTAGCCATTATTTAGAATATATTCTAATATAAATATTAAAGTTTTTATTATATTTTACAAAGAGTAAAAGAAGCTCCAGTAGGGATTGTATATCCGGTATCCCCAGACACGTATTGCATATCTAAATAAATAGTACTGGCTGTGGTACCTAAATTACCACCTCCAGGAGAAGTACCTAAAGCTATACTAATTAAAAAATTAGTTTTTAAGTTTAAATATGAAAGTTCAAATAATTTAGGACTTCCTACAGTGGCACCTGCTACTATCCCAAAATATACTGTAGACATATAACATCCTGCTACTTGATCTTGAGAAGCGTACATTCCTATAGTTGATGATCCAATTTGACCAAAAGGTTGAGCCCAACCTGGTGAGATATTAAAAATAGCTGTTTTTGAATTACCATTGACATCTGAAAAGTTATCATCCATGTTAAATGTAATACAATTACATGATGATATAGTTCCACCACCACCACCACTTGTGCCTGAAGTAGTGCCTGTAGATGAACCCCCTCCTGCAGTTACTGCTGTTAATGTTAAACAAACTTCTGTTCCTACAGATAATGTAGCTGAGGGTCCTCCTGAAAGGAGATTAATCCAAAACCAATAAACATTTCCTTGAATATTAAATCCTGTAACGGCGTATTTAATAGTTACTCCTCCTGTAGTAAGAGTTAGTACTGAACCAACTCCTATGTTGTTAAAAAATGAACTTTGATCAACTCCATTATTATCAAATTTGTTAAATTGAAGAACAGATACACCAGAATCTAATATACTAGTACCATTTCCTCTAAGAGTAAATTCACCACTAGTAGGAGTAACGATATATCCTGAATAATCCCAACAACCGATAGCATTAACTGCTCCTGAAGCTCCTGCAGGAGAAACTTCAAATCTACCATCTGATTGTCTCCAAGTTATGTAATAGTTTGGGCTGGCTTCTGAAGGAAGATTGACAGCAAACATGTCTTCATTAAACCACGATGATCCTGAAACGATAAGTCCGTTTCTTACTTTAAATTCATTAGCCATTTTTCACTATCCAAATGTTTGTCATACATATTAAAAAAGAAGTGCCCATGTAAAGGGCACCTCTAAATTTAATATTTAATTAACTTTAAGCGTTAAATTCTCTAATATACATCTGGATTGTAAAATCTTCAATTGCATTAGTATTTACTGCTTGAACTGTTAACTTATCTGAAGTGTTTATAGCTATCAATTCTACGTTAGCAGCTTGGTTAGTATCTATTGTTGAAGTTTCAGCGTACATTACAGCACCTGTACCGATAGAAGCATCATCTGTAGTTGCCATAAATTGACCTTGTCTAAATCCATTTGCTAAACCTGAATCGTAGATCATGTAGTCTATATTAAAGCCTTGTTGAACGTTTACAGCTTGAGATCCTGTTAATAAAGTAGTTGTAGTATTAGCAGCAATTGATGCTGTTTTATAGTACATTCTAACTCCTTGGTTTAGAGTTAAGTAACTACCATTGAACTGGAGGTTTTGTTCACCTTGGATTACACCTGAGGTTCCTGTAGCAGTTAATACATAATTGTTATTATCATTAAATATTAACCCTACACCAGATGTACCTGCTGAACCACTTGTACCTGAACTTCCTGAAGTACCGCTTGAACCACTTGTACCAGATGAACCTGAAGTACCGCTTGAACCACTTGTACCTGAACTTCCTGAAGTGCCGTTTGAACCACTTGTACCTGAACTTCCTGAAGTGCCGTTTGAACCACTAGTACCTGAAGAGCTTGATGTACCAGAAGTACCACTATCAGGTGAAGTACCTGCTGTACCTTGTGAACCTGAGGTTCCAGATGAGCCACTTGTACCAGATGATCCTGAAGTACCACTTGAACCAGATGTTGCAGATGTACCTGAAGTACCAGATCCAGTAGAGTCTCCTGAAGTACCAGCATTACCTGTTGTACCTGCTGTACCTGTAGTACCTGAGGTACCACTTGAAATTGAAGTACCTGATGAGTTACTAGTACCGGCTGAACCTGAAGTACCTGCAGATCCTGTTGTACCAGATGAACCAGCTGTACCTGAAGTAGATGAAGTACCTGAACTATTAGCTGCACCACTTCCACCTGAAGTACCACCTGTACCGGCTGAACCCGCTGTACCAGATGAACCGCTTGTTCCTGAAGAACCTGAAGTAGCAGATGTATTTGATGCACCTGATGTACCACTAGAACCTGCAGTACCATTTGAGCCGCTTGTACCTGAAGAACCGGTTGTTCCTGAAGTACTTGAAGCGCCTGATGTTCCTGAAGTTCCACTTACACCAGCAGTACCTGAAGTAGCACTTGCATTATCACCTGAGGTACCTGAGGTACCGGCTGAACCTGTTGTACCCGAAGTATCTGAAGTACCGCTTGAACCTGCTGTACCTACTGTACCTGAAGTTTTACTATCTCCGGTAGTACCACTTGTACCTGTAGAACCCGAAGTTCCTGAAGTATCTGAAGTACCACTAGAACCCGCAGTACCTGCTGTGCCTGAAGTTCCGTTTGAACCACTTGTTCCTGAAGAACCAGCTGTTCCTGAAGTACTTGAAGCACCTGAAGTTCCTGAAGTTCCGCTTACACCTTGTGTACCTGAAGTAGCACTAGCATTGTCTCCAGAAGTACCTGAAGTACCAGCTGAACCGGTTGTACCTGAAGTATCTGAAGTACCTGCTGTACCTGAACTACCTGCTGTACCTGCTGTTGATGAAGTACCATCCGAGCCTGAGGTTCCTGCTGAACCTGAAGTTCCACTTGTTCCTGAAGTATCTGATGTACCACTTGAACCTGCTGTACCAGCTGTTCCAGAAGTACCATTTGAACCTGAAGTACCTGAAGAACCTGCTGTACCTGAAGTACTAGAAGCACCTGAAGTACCTGAAGTACCACTTACACCCGCAGTACCTGAAGTAGCTGACTCGTTGTCACCACTTGTACCTGAAGTACCTGCTGAACCTGTTGTACCTGAAGTATCAGATGTACCTGAAGAACCAGCAGTACCTACAGTACCCGAAGTTCCGTCATTACCTGTTGTACCTGAGCTACCATTTGTACCTGTTGTTCCTGATGTATCTGATGTACCACTTGAGCCTGCTGTACCAGCTGTGCCTGAAGTTCCGTTTGAACCACTTGTTCCTGAAGAACCTGCTGTACCCGAAGTGCTAGAAGCACCCGAAGTTCCTGAAGTTCCGCTTACACCTTGTGTACCTGAAGTGGAGCTAGCATTATCACCACTTGTACCTGAAGTACCTGCACTACCTGTAGTACCTGAAGTATCTGAAGTACCTGCTGTACCTGAACTACCTGCTGTACCTGCTGTTGATGAAGTACCATCCGAGCCTGAGGTTCCTGTTGAACCTGAAGTACCAGATGTACCTGAGGTATCACTTGTACCACTAGAACCTGCAGTACCAGCAGTTGCTGAAGTACCATCTGAGCCTGAAGTACCAGATGAACCAGCTGTTCCTGAAGTGCTTGAAGCACCTGAAGTTCCTGAAGTACTGCTTATACCAGCTGTACCTGAAGTTCCTATATTAGTAGCACCTGAGGTACCGCTTGTACCTGCTGAACCTGTGGTGCCCGAAGTATCACTTGTTCCTGAAGTTCCAGATTCACCAACTGTACCTGAAGTACCGTCGTCTCCTGTAGTACCTGAAGAACCAGCAGTACCCATTGTACCTGAAGTATCACTTGTACCACTAGAACCTGCAGTACCCGCTGTAGCTGAAGTACCATTTGAACCTGAAGTTCCTGATGAACCTGCTGTTCCTGAAGTGCTTGAAGCACCTGAAGTACCTGAAGTTCCGCTTACACCTTGTGTACCTGAGGTAGCACTTTCGTTATCACCTGAAGTACCTGAAGTACCAGCTGAACCTGTTGTACCTGATGTATCACTTGTACCTGAAGTACCGCTTTCACCTACTGTACCAGAAGTTCCATCGTTACCTGTTGTACCTGAACTACCATTTGTACCTGAAGTACCTGAAGTATCTGAAGTACCGCTTGAACCCGCAGTACCAGCAGTAGCTGAAGTACCGTCTGAACCGCTTGTACCTGAAGAACCTGCTGTACCTGAAGTACTAGAAGCACCTGATGTACCTGAAGTACTACTTACACCAGCAGTACCAGAGGTTCCAACATCAGTAGCACCCGAAGTACCAGAAGTACCAGCTGAACCTGTAGTGCCCGAAGTATCACTTGTACCTGAAGTTCCAGATTCACCAACTGTACCTGAAGTACCGTCGTCTCCTGTAGTACCTGAAGAGCCAGCTGTTCCTGAAGTACCTGAAGTATCTGAAGTACCGCTTGAACCCGCAGTACCAGCTGTTGCTGAAGTACCATCTGAACCGCTTGTTCCTGAACTACCTGCTGTACCTGAAGTGCTTGAAGCACCTGAAGTACCTGAAGTACCACTTACACCAGCTGTACCTGAAGTGGCTGATTCATTGTCGCCTGATGTACCAGAAGTACCTGCTGAACCTGTAGTACCTGAAGTATCTGAAGTTCCTGAAGTTCCAGATTCACCTACAGTACCTGAAGTGCCATCTAAACCTGTAGTACCTGAAGAACCAGCGGTTCCTGAAGTACCTGATGTATCACTTGTTCCAGACGAACCCGCAGTACCAGCAGTAGCAGATGTACCATCTGAACCTGAGGTTCCTGAACTACCTGCTGTGCCTGAAGTGCTTGAAGCACCTGATGTTCCTGAAGTTCCGCTTACACCTTGTGTACCTGAAGTAGCTGACTCGTTATCACCACTTGTACCTGAGGTACCAGCTGAACCTGTAGTACCACTTGTATCTGAAGTACCTGATGTACCTGATTCTCCTACTGTACCTGAAGTACCATCGTTACCAGTTGTACCAGAACTACCTACTGTACCTGAAGTACCTGATGTATCACTAGTACCTGAACTACCTGCAGTACCTGCAGTTGCTGAAGTACCATCTGAACCCGAAGTTCCTGAAGAACCAGCTGTACCTGAAGTACTAGAAGCACCTGAAGTTCCTGAAGTACCTGACACACCACCTGTACCTGAGGTAGCACTTTCGTTATCGCCTGAGGTACCAGAAGTACCTGCTGAACCAGTTGTACCTGAAGTATCTGAGGTACCTGAAGTTCCACTTTCACCTACTGTACCTGAAGTACCATCATCTCCTGTAGTACCAGATGTACCGGCTGAACCTGTTGTTCCTGATGTATCTGAAGTACCTGATGAACCAGCAGTACCAGCTGTGGCTGAAGTACCATCTGAACCTGAAGTACCGCTTGAACCTGCTGTGCCTGAAGTGCTTGAAGCACCTGATGTTCCTGAAGTTCCAGATATACCACCTGTACCTGAGGTAGCACTTTCGTTATCACCTGAAGTACCTGAAGTACCAGCACTACCTGTTGTACCTGAAGTATCACTAGTTCCTGAAGTTCCACTTTCACCTACTGTACCTGAAGTACCATCGTCTCCAGTTGTACCTGAACTACCTGAAGTACCTGTTGTACCGGAAGTGTCGCTTGTACCGCTTGAACCTGCAGTACCTGCAGTTGCTGAAGTACCATCTGAACCTGAAGTACCTGAAGAGCCTGCTGTACCCGAAGTGCTTGAAGCACCTGAAGTACCTGAAGTTCCTGATTCACCTTGTGTACCTGAAGTAGCTGATTCGTTATCGCCCGAAGTACCTGAAGTACCTGCTGAACCAGTTGTACCTGAAGTGTCAGAAGTACCTGAAGTTCCGCTTTCACCTACTGTACCTGAAGTGCCGTCTAAACCTGTAGTACCTGAAGTACCTGCTGAACCAGTTGTACCTGAAGTATCTGAAGTACCTGAGCTACCTGCTGTACCAGCTGTAGCAGATGTACCATCTGAACCAGATGTTCCTGAAGAACCTGCTGTACCTGAAGTGCTTGAAGCACCTGAAGTTCCTGAAGTTCCTGATTCACCAGCAGTACCAGAAGTAGCGCTTTCATTATCGCCTGAAGTACCTGAGGTACCAGCTGAACCTGTTGTACCACTTGTATCTGAAGTACCTGAAGTGCCAGAAGCACCTACTGTACCTGAAGTACCATTATTACCGTCTGTACCTGAAGTACCATTATTACCCGAAGTACCTGAAGTATCGCTTGTACCTGAAGTACCTGAACTACCAGCTGTACCAGTAGTACCTGATTCCCCATCAGTTCCAGAAGTACCACCTGTACCTGCTGTTCCTGAAGTAGAACTTCCTCCGGATGTACCTGAAGTACCTGACTCACCTGCTGTACCTGAAGTAGCGCTTTCGTTATCACCTGAAGTACCAGAAGTACCAGCACTACCTGTTGTACCTGAAGTATCGGAAGTACCTGCTGTACCTGATTCTCCGGCTGTACCTGAAGTGCCGTCTAGACCTGTAGTACCTGAAGTTCCGTTATTACCTGTTGTACCTGAAGTATCACTAGTTCCTGAAGTACCTGAATCACCTGCTGTACCAGATGTTCCAGATTCACCATCAGTACCTGAAGTACCTGATGATCCCGTTGTACCTGAAGTTGAGCTTCCTCCAGATGTACCTGAAGTACCTGATTCACCTGCTGTACCTGAAGTTGCAGATTCATTATCGCCTGAAGTACCTGAGGTACCAGCTGAACCTGTTGTGCCTGAAGTATCTGAAGTACCTGATGTACCATTACCACCAGCAGTACCTGATGTGCCATCAATACCTCCTGTACCTGAAGTACCAGTTGTACCTACAGTTCCTGAATTTGTAGATGTACCTGAAGTACCATTATCACTAGCTGTACCACTAGTACCTGAATCACCAGCAGTACCTGAAGTACCGTCTGTACCTGTAGTACCTGAATTTCCTGAAGTACCTGCTGTACCCGCTGAAGCAGAATCGCCTGAAGTACCAGCTGTACCAGCAGTACCGTTTGTACCTGATGTTCCTGTTCCTTCACCTGAAGTACCTGAAGTACCTGCTGTACCCGTTGTACCAGATTCACCATTAGTTCCTGAAGTACCATCTAAGCCTGTAGTACCTGAAGTACCATCATTTCCATTTGTACCTGAAGTACCAGCAGTACCTGCTGTACCTGAATCAAACGAAGTACCTGAAGTACCTGAATCAGCAGCTGTACCTGAAGTACCATGAGTTCCGGTATCTGCTGAAGTACCTGAAGTACCACCTGTACCATTAACTGAAGTACCTGAAGTGCCCGTTCCTCCTGAACCAGAAGTACCGGCTGTACCAGCTGTACCTGAAGTACCAGAACCTAATGAAGTACCTGCTGTACCATCACCAGGAGAAGTACCAGAAGTACCTTGTGTACCTGAGGTACCTTCTAAACCAGAAGTACCGGCTGTACCTACTATTGTTGTACCTGAAGTACCAGCTGTACCTGTAATTCCAGTTCCTGAAGTACCTGCTGTGCCCGAAATGCCAGTACCCGAAGTACCTGCAGTTGAAGAGGTTCCTGAGGTACCGGTTTCACCACCACCGGCGGCTTCGACCATTAAAAGGAATGGTGGGGTACCTGATACGCTATATATTCCGGAACCACTAGGAGAAGTTAACCAACTACCTTGTAGTAAAATATCACCACCATCGAGTCTTTCTAAACTTAAATATTGTTCTAATGCGGGTGGAGATACAGTTCCTGCAGGCCAACCTAAAGCTGATCCACCTCCAAAAAGGTTTTGACCAAATGCATCTTGTGCAACTTGGGTAAGTGTTAAGTTAGCACCTGTAGTTTCTTCAATAGTTAAACTTGTAGCACTATTTTTAGTTACTGTAATGCTAACACCCGCTGATAAAGCTGCTGCTTCAATATCTAATTTAATTTGATCAATTGAAGCTGCAGGATAAGTATACTGAGAAACGTCGGCTGTAGTAGGTTTTACATTAAAAGAAGTAGCACCTGCTGTAATAGTAAATTCACCTGGAGCTGAAGGATATGAACCTGGGCTTCCTGGGTTTAAATCTAAATACATTCCTAAGAATGCAGGGTCTGCTAAGCTAGCTCCACTATCTCCAGTAGTTATAGTAGCGTTTCCTCCTCCTGTTTGATAAATAGAAGCAGAAACGTATGTTTGATTTTCGTAAGTATTAACTGCGCTTACGATTTGTGATAAGGTTAAAGTACTACCTCCTGCATTTTGAGCAATAACTTCAACATTATTAATTACAAGGTTATATTGAGTTTCATCAAAATCAGTTCCGTCAATACTACCTGTTACTGCTCCTTTAATTGGAAGTGATAATTGGAAGAATTTAGGATCCCCTCCTAAATCACTACTTGTAGTATAAGCACCACTACCACTTAAATACCATGTTGAACCAATTGAGCCTGAAGTTAATAATTCAGGTGCTGAAAAATTGGTTATGATTTTGTTGTAAGGGCGAACATTAACGTTATTTCCACCGTAAATGTCGGAAACAACCCCAATTACCGTATCTCCTTCTTCAGCTGGGATTAATCGATAGGGGGTAACAGGAGATCCACCTACTGAGCCTGTAATTGTTACTAAATCACCAATTGATACACTACCCGTAATATCAGGGTAAAGAGTAAATCTTTGGAAAGGTTCGTAAACATTAAAATAGGTTTGGATACCATCAACGGCTCGAGCATCACCTAAATTGCCAAATTGGTTTGGGGCTAATAAAGGTTGGTTATTATCACTAGTTTCAAATACAACAACAGCTTGACCACTAGAGTAGGAGTTAACTCTATCTGCTCGAGTACGAGCAACGTTCATACCTACGTCTTCTACTGAACATGATATGTAGCTATTAGTTTTTTCGGAAATAGCTGTAATTTTAAAGGTACGAAGACCTTCTACGTCAGAAACCCAGTCTCCTACTTTAATGTCAATACCATCGTATGAACCTCCTACTAGTAAACCTGAAGAGTCTCTAACACTAGCATCACCAACAGGTTGAGCTGAAATGTTAGAAATTATGATATCATATGAAATATACTTGTCAGCACCATTGGGTCCTAAACCAGTTTCATCACTTATCCCGTATTTATCTTTACCTACAGCGTTAGCTTGTATAGTACCATACAGAGTTAACGCGGGTTGTTCCGGATTATATTCGGCCATTATATATTATTATTACTTTATTAAAAAAATTAAGTAATAGTTGTTTTTCACTTTCCAAACGACTAGTCAGCGATAAATATTAAAAAAAGCCCCTCAAATGAGGGGCTCTTAAAATTCTATGTAGAAATTTTACACAAACATAAACACAACGTAACAGTGAATGTTTACGATTGGTGGTGGTACAGTTTTTCTAGAACCACCATAATTACCTACTGAGAGATCTAATTTAATTTCATTATTGCTAAAAGCTGTAAAGAAATCGTTAGTTGCTATTTTACTTGAAATCGTAGAAGTAAATCCTTGACCTACAGAATATCCAACACTACCTAAACCGAATGTTGAAATTTTATATTCATCATTAGGACCATTATACATGTATAAAAATACATTAGTAGGAGGTCCGGTTTCAGATGGGAAGTCAAATACAACATCATTGGTTGCATTAATAGATACGTTTACCGTATTACTACTAAATGGAGATGTTGTAATTTGGGCTGAAGTAGCACCAGCGGATACTAAGTTGTTATCATCAGGGTAATCAAATCTTACAGCATATGCTGTACCACCACCTCCACCTCCGGAGATAGTTACTTGAGCAACACCTGAAGTACCTGTTGTTACAGTACCACCACTAAATACAATATCTTCAACATTTGAAACTGTTGTTGAACCATCTCTAACTGTTAAAGCAGCTCCGCCTCCAGCACCTGATGTACCTGATGTTCCAGCTGAACCTGAAGCACCTGCAGCACCTGAAGTACCTGATGAACCTGGGGCACCTGCAGCACCTGAAGTACCTGATGAACCTGGAGTACCAGGATCACCTTGAGGACCTTGTTGTCCTGAAGTACCTGAAGTACCTGAGCCAGCTGTTCCACTTGTTCCAGAATCACCAGCAGTACCTGAAGTACCAGAGTCACCATCAGTACCTGAAGTTCCCACTATAAGAGTAGTACCATCAGTACCTGAAGTACCAGCTTCACCCTGTGGACCTTGTTCACCTGCTGTACCTGAAGTACCTGATTCACCGTCAGTACCTGAAGTACCAGTTACAAAAGTAGTACCGTCAGTACCTGAAGTACCAGCTTCACCATTAGTACCTGAAGTACCGGCTTCACCCTGTGGGCCTTGTTCACCTGAAGTACCTGAAGAGCCATTAGTACCTGAAGTACCGGCTTCACCCTGTGGGCCTTGTTCACCTGAAGTACCTGAAGAGCCATTAGTACCTGAAGTACCTGAAGAGCCATCTGTACCAGATGTTCCGTTTTCTCCTGAAGTACCTGAAGAACCATCAGTACCTGAAGTACCGGAAGAACCGGTTGTACCTGAAGTACCATCTGTACCTGATTCACCTTGTGTACCTGAGGTACCATTTGTGCCAGATTGACCTGAACCTGTACCTGAAGTACCTGAAGTACCGTCTAAACCATCTTCACCAGCTGTACCTGAAGTACCGTCTGTGCCTGATTCTCCGGATCCAGTTCCTGATGTACCTGAAGTACCACTACCAGAAGTACCAGAAGTACCATCACCTGAAGTACCTGATGATCCTGAACCACCACTAACGGTAACAGTTACATCACCTGAGCCATCATCGGTTACAGCTGCTCCAGAGAATGTAATTGTATCTACGTTATTGACTGTAGTTGAACCATCAGTTACAGTTAAAGCGGTACCACCACCTGAGGTACCTCCTGTATCTACCGGGGCTGTAGAGCCATCTGAGAATTTATAATATAATTTACCGCTATCAGCGCTATTGGAGAAGATAGCAACAACCCCTGCTTGTGGGGATTCGATGCCTGAGGTTCCGGTTTGTGCAATATTAATTTGAGCCACTACAAATCAAGTTTTATTATAAATATTGGTCTTTTTTGTTTAATTTGAAAAAACATCACCAACTTCGAAAATGCCGTTAATATTTATTGTGCCCTCATTTACATACTTATTTTCTGCTCTAAGTAGTCCATGAGAAAATACAGTTTCACCGCCTATTTCTACGGCAATACCACCATTAATGTTGATAACACCTAAGTTAAAGATTTCATAAGCATATGAGTTAGTGTTAGTAGAAACAATTCTTGTTTCTCCTGCAAATACTACTCTAGGAAAATTAGAGCCTACTACTTGTGAATCACTAAAAGCTGTTACAGCTACATTATCTAAAAATCTAATATTGCTCATTCTGTAGTGCTTATTCTCTTACGAGTGTTAACATTTTCATTTAAACGATTTCTACCGTCTGTTGTTTCCTGTGGATTTGGGTTAAATACCTCAGGATTTGATGTGGTTTCCATAGAGAAAATAACTTTAGATTTAGAGTTATATTTCTTTACAGCAGCAACATCTTTTTGGACAACGTCAGGAATTATATATCCATACATATTAACAGTAAAGTTACTCCTCACTACTCTTTCTTGTCCTATCGCAAGTTCATTTGCATTGGTAAAACCATCAATCATCGCTTTAAATTTAAAACGCTCTGGGTTACCCCAATATGCATCTGAGGCGTAATTAATGGCTTCAACTATTTTGTTTAGTTGATCCATGTAATAAGTTTGTATAATAACACTATATTGAAGTGTTACATAATCAGGAACAACATTAGCTATAAATTGTTTAGTTTGTACTCTATTATTTAATAAGTTAAAATTAGAGTAAAAATTTTTACTATTGTATTGTTTTTGCCAAGAAGTATATAAATTAGGCATATTAGCATCTAATTTATTAGAAAGACTTCTATTTCTAGTAATTGAATCCCTTTTAATTACGATAATAGGCATCATAATTGCTCCTGATTTATCTCTATAATATCCATCTTTTTGGAAGTTGTTCCATCTTTCAGGGTTACCATAAATAATAGGTACAGGAATTCTTTCTCCGTTTTGAAATACAAATGGTTTAATTACATTGTTAAAGTAGTAAAATATAGATTCATCTATATCTTCTAAACCAACTGTAAATTGTTTATAAGTATCTCCTTTTTGAGATAATTTTTCTGAGCGATTAAAAGGAATACCAGCCTGATTAATATCCGGATCTACAGAGTATTGATTAGCACCGTTTGGGTTACCTACTGTAGAATCATACGGAGTATTTAATCCTTCACTTATCTCTTTTTGAGACTTTGGTACTGGTTTTCTATTCTGTGGCATTACATTCTTTCTTTAAATGGTGATAATGCTAATTTATCTGCTGGTACATAATGAGTATTACAAATAATTGAGATATTTGAACCAAAATCGGCTAAATCTGTTTCATTTAATATATTAGTACCCGTACTATCTTTGTAATCGTACGCTGGGTTTTTACCTACAAAGTATTGGTTAGCATTTGTACTGTCTACTTCGTAATATCCTTGATTATACATAATAATATCACCTACTTCAGGTACTAGATTAGCACCGTATGTGTTAGCAAATTGCCAATCTTTATTAAAATCTTTATTACGGTCTAATAAATCATCTCTTAAAAATTTAAACGTAATACCCCAAGCAAAATTAACACCTAAATCACTTTCTGGGTATTCTTGATTGGTTCTTTCGATTAAACAATTTAACAATACAGGAGGGTGGTAATACTTACCACCTGATGCTTCACCATAAATGTTAACTTTAGTTTCACCTAAGTCAAATTTATAGTAAACACATTGTTGTGAAATAATGTTAGCCATTAATTCACGATTAATGTGTCTAAAAAAACTAATATCTCTTGCCTCTCCGTATAATGCCATTATCCTACAAATATAGTCATTGGTACTTTATCTAATTCACTTTGACGAGCTGCTGATTCAGCATTACGTCTTTCAAGTAATGACTGACGAGAGGTTTGATCAAAATAATCTCTTAGTTTAGTTACTAAAGCTTCTTTTTCAGAATTAGCTGAAGCAATTAAATCTCCTTGGTTTAAAGTTACTTCAGCACCTGGGATAGGAACTGTTGAGTATTTACCTCTAACATATCCTAACATTTCTTTACATAAAGCTAAAGTATACTCAAATATCCAACTTCTACCCACTGAATTAATAGTATGATAAACTGGATTGTTGTAAGGATATTGTGAAATGTTGTTAACTTGACTACTACCTGAGGTTAAGCTATCAGCTATTCTTTCTGATTTGAGCAAATATTGGAACCAAATTTGGCTTCTATATCTATCATCATCGTCATTAGGAATAGGGAATATTCTTAATTTATTATTTACTAATTCAAAAGTATAGTTAGAGAATAAAACATCTCTATACATTTCAACTTGTTGAATAGCCTGTAAGTCAAAGCTTAAGGGCATCATTAAGAAACTATTACCACCATAAGCAGTTAAACCAGCATTATCTCCAAACATAGCAATAGCGGTACCAGTGTATCCTAAAGCTCCTAAAAATTGGAATGAAGCTGGGATTGTTTGGAAGAAGATTCGTTTAATTTCAATATCATTGTTATCGTATCCTTGATCTAAAGCCCATTGGTTTAAATCATAATCTTGAACACTAGAAGTTAAAGCTATAGAACCACTATAATAATTTACATTTCCCCCTACTCCAGCTTCAGTACCATATTGTTGAGATAATCTAATTACAGGGCCTAAATTAGGAGTAACTAAAGTATTTTCAAATGTAGTACCAGCTGCTACAGAAGCAGAATATGAGTAATTAGCTCCTTCTAATGATAAATAATCTTCGCGTTGTTTATAAGCATATAATTCATTCCCGTATACTGTTACTGCTTGCTCAAACGCTGTAAAGAATGACCCAGAAGATAATTCAACATTTTCGATAGGGTAACCTAAACGAACAGCACAAAACTTAGCTACTTTAATTGCGTCCGTTTGGAATTGAGCATCAGAATTATAGAACCCAAATGGGAGAGCAGTTGCGTCCCATGTTGGGCTACCATCATATATAGGAATATTTGCCATTATATAGTTTTGTTATAAATATTAAAAAACTTTGGCTTATTTACGTTTTCCGCTAGAACCCGCTGTACCTAAAGATATACCGTGTTCAGCAGCTTCTTCATATAAACTAATTAAGTCTTCTACAATAGGGTCTCTATGGTTAGTTTTAAGAGAAATAGAACACATATTTTTAATTCTACGAGCAGCAGTATATAAAAATCTAAAACCAGATTCACGTTTTGATTTTAAATCTACTTGATTATCATCTCCACAAATAATCATTTTACTACGTAAACCAATACGAGTAACAATCATTTCCATTTGTTCATGTGTAACGTTTTGAGCTTCGTCTACAATTACTACTGAATCTAGAAATGTTCTACCACGCATAAATGAAACAGGTACGATTTCAATTTGCCCGTCTTGAATAAATTTTTCAATTTTTTCTTTATCGTATAATGTATACATGTTTTGGTATATGGGCTGTACCCATGGGTCCATTTTTTCGCGGAGATCACCCGGTAAAAAGCCGATTTCCTCCTTACTCACCGTAGGTCGTGTAATAATAATTTTATCGATTTCTCTCATGAATAATTTTTCAAGAGCGATTTGACACGCTAATAGTGTCTTTCCTGAACCTGCCGAACCGGCTAATATTGTAACTGTACTTTCTAGTATTTTTGCTTTTGCTTCTTTTTGTTCTTCATTTAATGAAATTTTAAATTTAATTGGATTTTTAGGCCTTCTCTTTTGTTGGAAGACCTCATCTTCGTAATGATTTGAAGCCATAAGGTAAGAACGATTTAATTGTTTCATATACATATAAAAAAAGAGCCCTGCTTTCGCAGGGCTCAAATTTTCTATTCTAAACTACTATTAAAGGGTGTTCAAACCGTTGATGTAGATCTTAGCGTAGAATTCAGGTCTCAACATCTTCTTAGCGTAGCGAGTTAAGAGACCTTTTCTTGGTACGAATGTATCAGGGTCGTATACAAGAGGAGTCATGATTAATGGAATGTAAGGAGCAAATACAGCACCAGACTCCAAGAATTGTGAACCTCTGTAACCTAACAATACTGTGTTTTCAATCATGTAAGGGTTCTTGTACACTTTGTAGCGACCGTTGAACTGACCAGCTTTCTGGATACCGAAAGCGTATTCCATTTTCTCAGCATCAGTGTTATCAGCTGCGAATCCAGGAATAGACTCAAGAATAGTAGAAACTTTAGGAGATACTACCATAAAGTTAGCACCACCACGGAGAGTTAATCTGTGGATCTCGTTGCTCAACTTGTTTACTTTAGTACCTAAAGTTTGGAACCACTGACCTTGAGTATTGAAGAAACCTAAGTCTGTGTTGAAATCGTCACCTGTAGAGTAGTACTTGTTGTTAACAGCTGACCAGTACTCTGTACCAGCAGAAGCATCTTGAATCAACATAGCAAGAATCTCAGCATCAATTTCCAATGAAATGTACTCAGACATGATGTTAGTTACTTCAGCTTCAGCATCAAGAGCTTGGTAAGCGTTAAGGTCTTGTGCGAACTCAGGAGTCCAAACAGCCTTTAACTTACGAGTCTTAGCAACGATAGCTTCAGAACGCATACCGATGTTGATCTCAGGAATTGAAGTGCTGTTTTCGAAGTCACCACGAGTGTTATCTTCTGGCTGACGGCCGTAGTACAATGTAGCAGTTGAACCGTTAGCGATAGCGCCTTCAGAAGCAGATACATACATAGTAACAGTAGTACCAGAAACAGTGTTGTAAGCGTTTACTTGTGAAACAACAGCTGATTCAGAAACGAAAGCCCATCCTCTTACTGACTCAAGATCAGGTTGAACTAACTGTGAAGTAATAGTACCCATAGTAAGTTTAACTACTTCACCAGCAGCTACAGAAGCTGAAAGGTCAGAATCGAAACCTACATCTTTCCAAGAAGCAGAAGCAGCAGTAAATACGATAGTACCATCTGATTGAGAAGGAATAGAGTATCCAAATCTACCAGGACCGTAAAGACCTTGACCAGCGTTAGCATTAGTAGAGAAAGGAGTACCTGAACCACCGTAAAGTGAGTTACCTTGAGTAAAGCTTTCAGGTGAAGTACCAGTGTCGCTGTTCTTAGTTGAACCGTACTGGAAGTCTAAGTAGAATACAAGACCTGAAGGAAGGTTCATTGGTTGAACAGAAACGAATTCTTTAGCAGCGATTTGGCCAAATACCTTACGTACTAAAGGAAGAGCGATACCAGCCCATTGCTCACCAGTACCTACGTTAGCAGAAAAAGCAGCAGAACCAGCAGCAGCAGGTGCACCACCGTTTGCTGAAGTTTCAACTACCAATTGTTTAGCTTGGTTTTCGAGGATCATAGACATGTTGTTTTTCTCAGCCTCGTTAAGACCTTCTAACAAACCTGTCTTTTCCCACTTAGAAGCTAATTTAGCAGCGTCAGACTGAAGGCTTTTCCAACCTTGAGCAGCGCTTTCTAAAAGTGATTGAACTTGTGACATTTGTTTAATCTAAATTTAAAATTATTAATTTATTTAATCCCAGCTAATTTTTGCCATCTTGCTACCTGTGGATCAATATCCATAATAGGAGCTTTAGTAGCTACACCAGCTGGTTTTGAAGCAAAGCTTAATGATTCTTTAATGGTAGTTCTAGGAGTTTCCTTAATACCTTCGTTTAAAGTTTCATATACAAGTTTTACTTCTTTTACATTTGACGCCTTGTCAAATGCTTCTAAAACTTTTACCTTTTGAGCTTCTTTTAAATTTTTAGCTCTAAAGATTTTATTTGTATAAAGAAGTTTAGCGTTTAAAAGATTAACTTCGTGAAGTTCAGATCTTAATTCATCAAGTTCTTTCTTCATTTCGTCCATTTCTTCTTTAGCCTCAGTTTGGAATGGGCCTTCACCTGCACCTGATTTTTTCATACCTGTAGATGCACCAGAAGCAGCCATTGCTAAGAAATCTTTCAATGACATTTTCTTACCGTCTACAGTAATAAGTTTACCAAGTACCTCAGGATCGTTATAAACAGCTTTAAGCTTGTCCATCATACCTTCTTCCATTTCTTCTTTTTCACCTTCCATGATTTCTTCTGTTTCATCTTCTACATCGATGTCGATATCTTCGTCTTCAACGTCTTCGTCGTCTTCAGCTTCAAATTCTTCACCAGCTTCTAATTCACCAGCAGCAACCATATCAGCGATTACGTCTTCAATGAATGCTTTAAGGTCATCTTCAGACATTTCCTCAAGGTCGATATCTTCGTCTTCATCTTCGCCTTCGACTTCTTCGTCGTCAACGTCAACGTCAACATCAACATCTTCTTCTTCGTTCATGTCTTCTTTGTCCTCCATAGCTTCATCAAGTTCAGCTAAGATTTCGTCTAAGTCCATTTCGTCATCACCTTCAGCAAGGTCTTTACCGTACTTCATTTTTTCTGTACGCTTAGTTTCCTTATCTTCGGCTCTGGCTTCCTCAACTTCTTCTTTAGCTTCTGTCGTTACTACTTCATCGAGTTCGTCTTCTTCCATTTCTTGAAGCTTTGCTGAAAGCATTGACTTCAATTTTGGTTCGAAGGCCTCTTCGAGAGCAGCTTTCGCGTTAGCAATAGCAGTTTCTTTAAGTGCTTTTGCGTCAGCGATTGCTTCTTTAAGCAGATCTCTGTTTGCCATTTTACCTCAAAATTTTTGTTTGGGGAGTACGTCTATTAGGAGACGTAATAAGAATTATACTTATATGAATGCTATATAATAGATAGCATATTACAGTGATACATATATAAAGAGATATAAAAATTACATTCTTTTAAAAAAAAAGCCCTCTTTCGAGGGCTTGACCAAAGGAATAGAATCCTAAGGGGAATGTCTAAGGTAGCAGACGTCTTAAATAAGTTAATCTAAATAGCAGGTGCAAGTATTAGCACATAAAATTTCTCTTACAATACTATTTACTTTACCATAATTTTGTTGTGAAGATAAATCTAATCCTTCTTTTACTAAGTGCATATACGAACCTGGGTTAGATGGGGTTGATACAAAATCCCAGCAAAGTAACTCGAAATCATCTTGGACCTCCATTACTTCACCCATTTGCTTGAGAGAACCCATACCGCGAGAAGATACGCCGACTTGAATTCCACTATCAATAAGTGCTTTTAAGATATTACCACTTGGAGTAGGTAAAATTTCAATTTTACCAATTACGTGATCTCCATCCCACCACATATCTTTAATGTTATGAGAAACGTTTTTTAAGTTAACGATAGAAGATTCTGGGTGGTCTAATTCACCTAATGCGCGATTTTGTTTTACAGAATCCCAATACTTATCGATTTCTCTTTCCCATAACTCTTTAGCATAATAACGACCATTACCGTTTTTAACTTCGGCAGTAGCTAAAATACCTTCTACAATGGGGTTACCTCTTTCAGAAAGTTTACCCTCTGTCAATGACACAGGGTTTACTTTAAAGAGTTGAGTTTCAATAAGTATTTGCTTCATCTTAGTATTCTAACTCGTCAGTTTCGTCTACAACTTCTTTTTTAACATAAGCTTTACCAGCTACTTTTTCGTATAATTTGCTGTATTTAGCTTTTGCTTTTTCTAATTCTTTAATTTCGCGATTAATTTCTTTAACGCGAGTTGGGTTGATAAACTCAGCTAGTGCTTCATTTTCAGCTACCATATCTAATTTAGCCTGACGATTCATTACTTCTTCATCAATAGCATTCATTTTAGCTTCTAAAGCAGCTACGTTACCAGCGGTTTCAATTTGACTTAAACGAGAAGAAAGATCTTCTTTTTTAATTTTTTCATCTTTTTTCTTATCGTCTTTCATATCTTTTTCTAAATCTTCGATATGAGCAGCGTCGTCTTTTTCAGCGTCACGCATACGATCCTCTTCTTCTTCTTTATCTTCTTCATTTAAAGAAGGGGCAGGAACATTAAATGGTTGGAGATCCATATATCCCGAAAGGTTCTCGTTTAATAAGTCGGTTAATTTAATCATGCCTTCTTTTAATTTTACAGGAGTCATTTGGTCGGTTTTAGAAGCACGAATACCTGGTAAGTCACTAGTGTATCCAATACCTTTAATACCAAAAGCCTGGTTAGTAGTATAGTAAGTAGAGTCTTTGGCTAGGTTTTTAGCTACAATATCTTTTAATTGAGCTACAGTTTTATCAGCATTTTTAGGGTCATTCATTTCTGCATAGTAACCTTCTAAAAATTCTTGACCATAAAGATTATCAATATTTTTCTTATCTTTATAATCAAAGCCTCTAGTTTCCATGCTAGTAACTTCTTTAGTAGGATTTTTTTCTACTGCTTTAGCTTCTTCATTTAAAAACTTTTCCCAACTTAAAAATGGATTAGGACGACCAGTAGCAATACCTCCAATACCTTCAGAAATAACTTGTTTACCTTTAAGGATAGAAGATACTTCTTCAAAAGTATTAAACTTAGTAATGAATTGAGGAAATTGTCTTAAGGCTTGTTTCATAAACAAGTCTTTGCGACCTTTACCTTCTTTAATTAAATTATATTCTTCTTGTAAGGTTTTCATTATTCTTGTTTTAATAAATCTTCAATATCCTTAATATATTCAAGAACCAAATCTGTAGGATATACAACAGCATATGATTCTGGTTTTTCTTTATAGTAATTTATGGTTTCATCCATAGCATTATCTAATAAGGGATATAAATTATTAATTCTAGCTTCAATTTCTTTAAAAGCTTGAATACGCTTTTCTTGGAATTGAGCACGTCCAGGATCAGCTTCTTTTAATTTTAATTTATACCTATACTTCATAATTATAAATATTATGGTTTTCCCCAGAGGTATTTAGTTTCTATACCCTTAGCATTTTTAGCTAATTTAACTGGGTCTACTAATTTATATCCAAAATTTTTGGTATAATAGTTATCTTTTACTCCATTTTCGCTTGCTTTAGGACCAGGTCCTAAAGTTGCTCCAGGGGTATCTTCATTAACAGGTTTAAAACCTAATTTATAGTAATAATTTTTAGGTTTTTTCCCAAATGCATTTGGAGTAGCATATTGTGCTCCGGTACCTACATTAGATGAAAATGAAGCACTACCACCAGTAGTAGTAGTTTCTTTTACGTTTTTAACTTTAGCGTATTCTTCAGCTTTATTATTACGTAAATAAGTACGAAGTGAATTTCTTAATTGACGAACTTCTTTACCCCAATCCTTAATAAAAGGTTCTGCGTTTGATTGTCTAGAAGCTTTTTCTACAGTTGCAAATAATTGCTGAACTTGTTGGTATAATTTAAGATAATCAGCCGCGTATTCAACGTCCCAAGTAATTGCTCCTGAATTAGGATCAATATCGGTTATTGTAGTTTTAATTCCACCCTGGACTCTAACGTCTCCTACTTTAGCTTCATTTTGGGATTCCATTGGCTGATTTTAATTCTTCGTAAAGTTCAAAGTATTGGAGGATATTTACTATATCATCACTTGATACTTTAGCATTTTTATCTAACTCCTTAATTAAACTAACAACTTCATTAATTTTAATTTGAACAGCTTTATCAGTAACCTTTGAATTTAATTCAGTTAATGCATTTTTAACTTCAGTTACTTTAGAATTATAGAACTCTTTTAATACAGGAGTTGAGTCAACTGAATTGATGTATTGGCGTAAAATTTCTTTTTGGCTAGGATGTAAATCACTGTATTTACCATTAAAGTTTTCCATTAAGATACGATATGTTAACATACGAGTATCTTTATCAAATGATTGGAATTCTTTTAGTACGTCAGCTTCAACTTTTTCTTCTTTAATATTAGAAGTAGAAAGATGCTCTAGAATAGTCATTTTATTATTAACAATAATATTAGTATCTACTAAAGCATCCGTATTTTGAACCTCAGTTAAAGTATAAAAAGCAGCAAATGTTTTGTAGTGAGGTAATTTAGTTTTAAAAAACTCCTCTAAGTTATAATGCTTTCTAATTTCGTTAATAAGATTATACTTTTCTCTTTTTAATACTCCTCTATTTAACTTTTTAGAAGTTTCAAGTAATGTTTGGATCATTACATTAGCCCTACCTTCTGTTAAAGCAGTATTTTTAGATAAAGCTTCATAAAGTTTGTATTCTTTTCCTAACTCAGATTTAATGAAAAATTTTTGAATAATGCCTAATGCAGGAGAGTGTTCCCCATTAAGTGTATCAGAAGTTACTTGACGTACGAGTAACTCAAAAAGAATACCAGTATTTTTATACTTTGAATGTTTAATGTTCATTCCGCCTAGGATTTATTATAAATATATGAGGATATATTATTCTTTAATTCTTGATTCGTCTAATAGTGATTCTTTACGTTTTCCTAAAGATTCTAATAATGCTTGATTTTTAGAAAATGCAATTTTAGCATCTTCTTTTAATCCAGGTTGATCATCACGTTTCATATCTTTTCTACCTAAACGATCACGTCCAAAAGCATTATTTTGGGTATTAATATTAGATGCTTTCTCTTCAGGACGACCTAAAGGACGTTTTTCATCATAACCATCAGGTACATTACCTGGGTCAGTTTCCATTCTTCCTTTACCATATAGTGAAGCTAGATCATGAGGTGTACCATATGAACGTCCTGTAGTAACTGGGTCATTTCCTTCGTTTTCAATTTGAGAAAGACGGAATCTGCGTTTTTGATCTTGTACAATAAGGTCTCTGTACTCTTCATACTCATCTTCACTCATGTGGAAGACATTATCGTAAATCCAGTCAGTTGGGAGTAATTTATTCTCCATAATTTGAGCAGCCAAATCTACTTTTTCTTTCATTAAGGCAATACGCTCTTGATCGTAAATAATTGAAGGAGTAGTTAAACCTAATTCAAAATTAGTCATTTGTTCACCCTCGTACCCTTGAGCATATAAGTGAACTAAAGCAATTTTATATAGTTCTGAGAGTAAAATACGTTGAATGCGATCAATTGTACGACCGAAACGAATATCTTCAGCTGCTAGTGTAGCTTTACCTTGAAGATTTTCATCGTAGCCCATAAATGCTTTAGGTACTTTAAGAGCAGCAAATAATTTTTCTCTTAAGTAAGCTACGTCTTCAATACCTGACCACTCTAAACCACCTAAAGTATCAATTTGGGTTGCTTGGTCATTACCTCTAACTGGGATATAGAAATCTTCAAGTAGGTTTTGCATATTATATTTCAAATTGTACTCACCAGTTTCTTGGTTCATATAAGGAGTACGTTTAAGAGTTGAAATAGTTTTCTGCATGAAGTTTTCTACTTCATTAGGTGGGATAGAACCAACATTAATTTTAAATACACGTTTTTCTGGGGCGCGAACAATTCTATGGATTAACATAGCGTCTTCCATTAACGTATATTGTTTAAATAGTTTACGAGCAGGTTCAAGATATGAACGTCCGTAAGGAAGATAATTCATATCAGAAATTAATCTAAAGTGAGCTATCTCGTAATTATCAAAAGTAATATTATTAGCATTTGTTTGGTTAGGAGTATAATAATATCCAGATGAAATTCCTCCAAAGAAACCTTCAGGATTGTATACAAATACTACTTTAGAAGGATTATCTTTATCAAAATTTTCTTTTCTTTCAATGTGGTATGCTGAATAAGGGATAACGTTAAATACACCAAATTTTTCTGAAATTTCTAGTTTAAGGAAGAAATCACCGTATTTACACATTTGACGAGTCCACGACCATAAATTAAACTCAATATTTAATACGTCGTAGAATAAATTATAAAGAATTTTTTGAATATTTTCATCACTACTTCTAATTTGGAGTACTTCACCTTGTTCATTTTTTAATGAACATTCATCAGCTATAATATCAAGAGCAGAAGCAATAATAGCATCTGTGTCCATTGAATCATAATCTGAATATAATTGGGTTCTTAAGTATTGATAGTTAAGATTAAATTGGGCTCCATATAAAGAAGTTGAATTAGGGTTTTGATAAATGCCTTGGAACCTGTTCATTAAAGCATTAGTAGCAAACTCACCTGTTGTTTGGATCCTGTCTGTATCCATTACTCGAAGTTGGTCGCCCCCTACATTACGGATTACAACATCCGTTGAAAATAATCTTTGTAGTCTTCTAAATAAGCTAGTATCAGCCATAATAGTATGTTATTATTATAAATATATTAGAGTAACCAGCTAATATCCTCTTCATGCCCCCCAAGTTGGTGTTTATAGGGGTTTTGAACTTGGTTAGAGTTATAAACTCCTGACCAGCCTACTCTATTAGTAGAAATTGAACTTAAAGCTGCTTTACTCATATCTAAATGTTGTTGTCTATATTTGTAAGATGTATCTCTCATAAACATAGCAATCCCAAATGACATAACCAAGTCATCGTTGTATCCTTGTTGAGCTTCTGCGCGTCCATTTTTCCAAATGAATACTTTCATTTCTTCTAGTAAACGTTTAGATTGAATTATAACACTTTGGTCTGAAATGTATTCTTGGAGTTTACCAATAATCATAGGTCTAACCTTAGATGTCATACTAAAACCAGGTACCATTTTACTTGTATCCATATATTTGTCAAAATACGAATCAGAAAGTGTAACATCACTCTTAGGTGAATAAAATAGGTTAGTATAGCCCCTTTCAATAATAGTTTGAATAGTAGCCCAACCAATTGAAGCATTTTCTACTACAAGCAATGCTTCATTATATTCAGTAGCTATACCTACTAATAAATGACCATATTCTTTGGTGCCAATTTGACCTTTATATTCAGCTACCTGTGTATTTGTTTCAATATCGATAATATGAAACGCCGAGTAATCTTTACCGTCTCCACGAGCAACATCAGCAACAACAAGGTAGGTTCTTGAATAATCAGCGGGTTCCCAAATCCATAAATTTTGGTCAGCACCACGTTTTTCAAGTGGGTCTTTAATATAGGTTTTTTCATAAAATTCTAAGTATTCATTATAGAATACAACATCACCTGAGGATGCGAAGTCACAATCACATTCTTGTGCTGCTAATCGAGGGTCACCTAGTAATTCATTTTGCCTATCCCTCCACGTTTGGTCACGTTCAGGGTGAACATACCAAGGTAATTTGATTGGTAAAAAATCGCTTTCACCACTTTCTGCTCTAACCCAGGTTTGGTGAAACCAGTTACCTGTACCATAAGGAGTAGATAATACAATAGCGCCACCACCAGTAGCAAGTGTTTGTTGTGCTGAGGCCCAAATCTCACCAATTTGTTCAATGAATGCTGCCTCATCTATTAATAGAAGAGAAACTGCTTCTGATCGACCTGCGTCACTACTCGCTGCTACTGCTTTAATTTGAGATCCATTTGTTAATCGTAGTGATAATCGGTTATTTTCTGCTGTATCAATTTTAAGCCAACTTGGTAAACTTTCGAACATGAATCGAACTTTTGTTACCATGTTTTTAGCTGTTTCTTGTTTTGTAGCGATACAGAGTACGTTTTTGTCTTTATGGAATAACATTAACCATAAAGAGAATCCTGCTGATAGGGTTGAGATACCTAACTGACGGGATTTAAGGATAACTGAATAGGGGTTGTCTCTCCATAAGTGGAGAACTTTTTCTTGGAATGGGAATAAATGGAATGGGATTCTACCGCGTTGTGGGTGTTGAATAAAACAGTACTTTTTCATAAAGTGAGCTGGGTCTTGAGCACACTTTATATATTCTTGTTGAATTATTTGTCTTAAATTCGGTTCACTCATTTTCCTAGTTTCCAGTACATACGGGCTGAGATTACTGGAACTAGATTTTGATCAACACCAACTCCCAAGCCGTATGCTTGTCTTTTTTTATTTCTAAAAACCATTTCTCCTCCTAAGTACTGTAATTGATCTAAATTACCTGTTACTCCAACTCCGAAGTATAATTCTCTTTTATTTAAAATAATAGTTTCTTTAATAGTTTTTCTTGGGTAAGTAAAATTGTAAGCAATTTTTCTACCTAAGATTTGGTTTTGGGATACTGTATCAGTGATTGTTAAATCTAAACTATCTAATACTTGTGTATCCTCGTATGTTCTAATAGCATAATAATCTGCTAGAATGGCTGATGTATCAATTGGTGTTGTAAATGTATCAATATCTACCTTAGTAATGTATTTTATTTTAGGTACATATACAGGGTATTCTTTTTCAATTGTCACATATTCAATAATAGTATCCCTAATGATTTGAGGTTCAGTAGGTGTAGCCTGACCTGAACACTGTCTCATTAGGAGAATCACAACCACCAATACTGCAATAAGCAGTGATTGAATACTATTAAAATATTTTTTCATTAACTAATAGCAGCTACTCTTGCTTCAATATCTACTTTAGCATCTGCCCACTCTTTAGCATAAGCGTCTTTATCTAAGATACGGTTAGCATCATCTACGATACCTTTATCTCTCATATCTTTTAACCAATTTTTGATCATTTTGGTTTTTTCTTGTTGACGGAGTTGGCTTAATTTAGATTTGTCGAACTTACCACCTGAACGGGCTAGTTTACGTAATTCAGCATCTGATGGTCCTTCTTCGTCATCAGCGTAATATTTTTTATCACCACCGATAGAGAAAGTTTTTACTTTTTCGTCTTTCTTTTTAGCAGCAGGAGTAGCTGATTTTGGGCGACCACGTGTTCCTTTTTCTTTTTTCTCTTTAGGTTCAGATGATGCTTTACGACCACGTTGACCTACTTCTCTTTCACCTCTTACTAAATCGATGAATTTATTAAGTTGGTTATCAAATAAATCTCCATCACCTAAAGCAGCTTGAACTTCATCATCAGCTTTAATAGCTTTACGAACGTCTTTTTTTTCAGCTTCTTTATTTTTTTCGATTACTTTTTCAATTGCAGATTTTAAGTCGCCTGCAATTTTGGCCATTTCATCAATTTGTTCTTCTTCTTTAAGAGCATCTTGCATGCGCTCAGCTTCATCAGCAGCACGACCCATTTCATCAGCAAATTCTTGAGCTACCTTTGGGTCTGGGTTTTCAGCTTCTAGTAGTTCGTTTACGATCATTTCACGAATTGAAGCTTTTAATTCTGATTTTTTCATTTTAGAAAGATAATAGGTTTTGTTATAAATATTATAACCCTAGTTGAAATTTCAATTGTTCAATACGTTGTTCGGTAGGTCCTTCAAGAATGCCGTAGTTTTTGATTCTATGTTTTTGTTGGCTTAGAATATGACGAATAATAATGTCAATTTCTTCTCTATAATCAGCATTAGTTTCTCTAATACCATTATCCTCAATTTCTACACCTTCTGGTGAGACATAAAAGATGTAATCGTATTCTCTAATCAAACGAATAGCATATTGGTAAAATGCTTCTTTATCTGTCCAATCTATTGATTTGGAGGCTTGGGCAAAAGCCATTACATCAATAATAGTACGATCTGTAATAATGTTGTCAATTAGTAACTCACTTGCTCTCTCAGCCATAAAAACTGTTTGGCCTAAAAATGTTGAATCAGTATTTAATGGAATACCTATCGCCATTAGTTCCTTAGAACGTTCTGTTCTAGTTGTATAATCCTTAAATTCAGGTAAGTCTTTTAAAGCATTTACAAGTGTAGTTTTACCTACACTCATTGTACCACATAATCCTATTTTCATTGTTGTGAATCTCCTGGGAATACTCTATAACTATCTTCTTCATAATGTTTAGTAGATACCTCAAAAATTGTAGCACCTTGAGTAAGTGCCCTCAATTGGTGTGGTTGTCCAACCTCCAAATCTACGACATCTCCTTGACGAATCACAGTTGATTGAACCTCAGCTTTTTCAGTATCAATCCAACTATATTCAAATTCTCCTTCAGATACATACCAAGATTCTTCTTTAATCAAATGATAGTGCATTGAGAATTTCTTGCCTTTTTCAAATACAAGAAGTTTACCACAATATAGTTCGTGGTTTGCAATCCAAAGCTCGTGTCCCCAAGCTTTTTCGTGAATATCCCCTTTACGAGGAATAGGTTGATATTTGTGTCCCATATTAATTTCTATAATCTGATAATAAGTTTTTCATTGAAGCGTTTTTATACCAAGGTAATCCTTCACGCTCTTGCATAATTTCATTATATGATTCTTCATCATACTGGATACCATGTAGGTAGTATGATTTTCTAAATTCTGATTCTGAATCATAGGGTTCAACTGCTGGGCCATCCCAACGATGGAATTTCCAATGTTCTTCACCTTGCATCCTAATAAGATGCATAATTGCTCCTCTTGAGTTAATTTCTTTATACTCGTATAATTTTTCTCTTGCCATAACTTTTTACCAATTAATAACGTCTCCATTAACGTTATCCCATTCGCAAATATACGAACCATTTTTTACTTTGCAAAATTGTTCTAGAATATTTTCTGCTACATACGTACCTTGAGCACCTGAAACTGTAATACCACGAGCTGATAAAGCATCACCTACAAAGTGAACATTATTATATTTGGTTAAACTTAAATTATTATAGTTTACAAGTGGTTCAGGTGAAAGATATTTTACTTCAGGAATATACATACCCCAATCATCTTGTAGGGTTGGGAATACTTTTTTCATATCCTCGATAAAATCCATAATATAACTAAAATAACCTTCCATTGCTGGTTCTACAACATGAGTAAGTGTATCTAAACTAATTTGAGTAGCAGTTACATTATTACCTTCAGATGTTGTTGATGGTTTACGAGATGGACTATAATATAAACCAGTTCCGTTTGCTTGTACTTTGTTTACAACTTCACGTGACCAAGCAAATGGATCTTCAATACCATTAATTTCCATCAAGATACCAAAGTTAGTCATATCATTTCGGTAACGCATGTCCTTTTTAGCGTGACCATTGTAGCTGTGATCACCATATGTTTCCTCTACAGCAACATAAGCAGCATTATTATTTGTACAGAATGAACGAAGTGAAACACCTTCATCTTCAAACTTACGATACAACTTAAAGTCGTATGAAATATCAATCAATTTTTGGAAGTGTTTCTGTGGTGCTTCAAATCGAACACCAATTTGAACTGATTTAGGTTCGTCTGGTAGTTCATATTGGTTGGCTAATTCTTGAGCAAAGTCGATACCTGATTTACCAACACCAAAAATAAGTGTATCATATTCTAGAACTTTTAATTTACCTAATTTAATAGGAATATGAGAATATTCTAATGTATTTTTTTTAAAATGAATATCTGTAACTTTAGTTTCCCAAATAAAATTAACACCTTTAGACACTAGGTAATCGTACCAATTTTTACCAATCTCATGTAGATAATCTGTACCAACGTGCCATACTGGGAACAAACGTAAACCGAAATAGGGTTTAATGAAATCTGGTTCAGCTTCAGGGTTTGAACATTGAACTTCTTCTGGTTTGGGATGGAAACGTTTGAAATTGTTGATTACCTGATCCATCAACTCCATAGCTTTTTCTTCACCACAATACTTAGACATATGTCCTCCAATTGCAGTATGGTAAGTGAGTTTACCATCACTCCAACCACCAGCACCTAAAAATCCAGTCATTACTTCTGCCGGAAGGCGTTCGTAAGGTGATTTACCCATATCAATAATGGTGATAAGTTCACCAGGATAACCATTGTCTACAAGTTTAGTAGCTGCGTTAACACCTGCTACTCCTGCTCCTACGATTACTAATTTTTCCATTTGTTTCCCTTTATTTTTAATTATTAAATATACAAAAAAAGAGTGGCGTCTCCAAATTTGGTGACGCCACAGCTGTCATAGTGTTTTCTTTCTCTTACGAGCGGACAGGCTATGAAACTATCCTAAATGTTCTTCTACCCAGGGCTCAAATTCAACCCAGATTTTTATCTTCAAATTTCCTTCGCCTTTCCAGACTCGGTGCCATTGATGACGTAATATAAATATTGTGGTTTGGGGTTCCAAGTCTAAAGGTAAATCATCTTCGTATTGAAATTTCCAACCTTCACCACATTCTAAAACCTCAATTGCTCTGTCTTCATCATCACGATGCCACATTAACTCGATTGGGTCAATATCTTGAGAAAATTCTCTAATGATGTATTTGTTGTTGACTTCTATGTCAGTGTATGGCTGCATTAGTAAGTTTTTAGTAAAGTAAATAACTTAGAATAAATAGAACTTAAATCACTTGGACCACTACCCCATTCTGCTTCAACTGTTAAAGTATTACTTATTGTAGTATCAAAAGTTGTATTATTAACATCACTAAAAATTTCAGTTATAACATCACCTGATGAATCTGTTCTAAATTGTATTGTACCTGCTGTTGCAATTTCAGCGGTTCCAGTCCCACCAACTTCTCTAATAGAGAAATCAATATCCATTCTCCATCTTTTATCGCCAGTAATCCCAGGCATAGATATTACTCCAGTGTCTGCTAAAACTACACTGTCAGATTTAATTGTAATTTGAAGTGTTTTATTATTTTCAGCATTTACTACTCCTGAAAAAGTAGCTTGATATGCATCTCCTTGAACAAAATTATTAGCTGGAACTGATAATGACCCAACTCCTCCTCCAATTAAACTACCTGAAATATGAGTGCTACCTGATACAGGTGATGATGAACCTGTTTGGTTAAATAAACCATAATTTATTGGAAAAGCACCACCTGGGGTGAGGTATAAATTAAATGTACTTCCATCCCCTTTTGTAAATGTAAGTGTTTGACCGGAAATAGAACCTGTAACCATAAGTGAGCCGGTGTCAATTGTAGAAATTGAACTAGTTACATAATTAGAAATATCATCTAATGTAGTATAGGTTGTTACACCACTTTGTACTGCGGCAAATAATTCTGAGCCGTCTAAAGTACTAGCTGCTGGTAATCCTGAAATTGGTAAATTAGGCATATCCTGTTATTAAAATTTTACTTCCGTCTTCTTGTTCTAAATCAAATAAATCTTCTTGTAATAGCACACCTATGTTTTGAAGGGTTAGTTGTTT